ATTTGTTTAATTGTTGTTCAACCTGCTTTTTATGGATAATTTTAGTTTCTAACTTAGTTTCTACTGTTTCACGAAACACTGGGTTTTTACTACGTTCTGCCACGTTTGCCCGTGTTGTTATATCATTAGACAAAGATCTTAGTTTATTATCCAAAATTAAGATATCTCGTGCTAAATTATAGTTAGAAAACTTTGAAGCTATACACCAACTTAATGCAGTTTTTGTGCTACTAAACATACCCATTTCAGTATTTGAGCAATAAACACGATATACAACTTTTTCTTTCTTTATAACATATCTTCCGAAAACTTCAAAGCTACCATCCTTATTTGGAAAAATAAGGTTAGTTAATATTTTAGGAAATTCTTTCCTAAACGCTTTGTCAAATTCAAATTCTTCTGTCATTTTATAACGTAATTTGATATAAAGTATCCTATGATGGCTACCAAAGTACCGATAATTCCAATACCCCAACCAATTAAACGATCATTATTCTTTTCAGACATTTTCGTCAATGTATTTTTTACATCTGTTATATCACTGCACAGATGAGAAATTTTATCATCTAGAGTAGATAATTTAACGTCAACTGCATTATAACGTTCGGCGCATAACTCAACATGTGCTTCTAAACTTTTTTTCTCAATATCAGTAGGCTCAACCATAATATCTCCTTATAATATATTTAGCTTAATTCATTAAACCATATATTTTGACTATCGCCGGAAACTACCAAATATGGAGATAATTCATCTTTATTTTCTAAATTTATCAGCATAGGAACACCATTACAGTCGGATAATAATAATTCAGTTGGATTTTCTTCAGATCCAAATACATAAGGAGCATCTACCTCAAAATCAAAACTCCATGTTTTATCTAAGTGTATAGGACTAGACAACTTAGCAATCTGTGTTCGTAGTCCTATCAATTGTGTCAATGTTTCCCAGTTGCGTTGTTGATTTCTAGACCTATTCCATGTAATTTCATTTGTTATTTCTGTTCCGGCTAAATCTTTAAACGGAACTCGTGACGATTTATAGTGTCCGGTAACACCTGTTGCAGTAATATCAAATAAAGTTTTGCAAAAAAATCTCATTCAAAATCTTTAGATAATTCATACAATATCTCAGCTTGTGAACATACATCATTGAGTGCTGCGTTGTTACGCCTAGCATTAAAGATATTCATCCAACGTTCATACTCCGCTCTTTCTTTGTCATGACTTTCATTATTAGCATGTAAATGTCGCGTCTCTTCACCGGGTTTACGTACATATACAGTACGCCCGCCATCTGGACTTTCAAAAATTGTTAATTCGGTAATTTTGCTGACCATCATAATATATGTCTATTTAACTAATTATAATGTAGACACAACAAAAAGCCCCTTGCGGGGCCTTTAATTACACCTGGCTTACAAAATTATTAAGTTTTTCAGCTTCCGTAATAATATCATTAGTACTAGGAAAATCTGGCATGACAGGAAATTGTAATGCTAATTGTTCCTCAGTAGGACCTGACATTCCAACAAAGACTTCTCTTTTAGACATAAATTCATCCATAAGATTTTGTCGTTTTTGAAATACTGGTTCGTAGAGTGAATCTTTGGCCAGCTTTAAGAGTTCGAGACGAATCTCGTAAGGTGTTTTGCTCATAGTTTTCTCCTTGTGTGAATGTGTGTGTTTAAAACACGAGCAATATTACTTAGTCTTGAAAAATATAGTCAACAAAAAACCCGCCTGGGCGGGTTTAGTGTTTTTAAAGATAACTTTAAAATTAGCTAGCTGTTGTAGCTGTTGAAGCTAAACGGAAACCAACGTCTGTTACAGTTGCGCCAGAAGCGTCATAGCCTGTGCCAGCTACGTTCGAACCACATGAACGAATAGCTGTTTGCAATGTTGCTGCTGTGTAAGCTGCTGTTGGGTATACAGCTAATGACAAGTTTGTAACGTTATTAGTAGCGGCTACTTGATAAATTGCGATAGTAGCTGTTTGCTGAATTGTTTGCAGAATTGTCTGGATTGCGCCGTTAACACCAGCTTGTGCTGAAGGATCAGCACCTAAATCTACTCCAAAGAAGTCCAGTTTTGGACCCATGAAGTTTACTGGTACACCTGCTGGTGCGTATGTTGCGTTTGCCGCTACTTGTGGGCCGTTAAGCGTGTCAGTTGCGAATACTGGTTGTGAACCACCTGATACTAATGGAATTTGTGCCATTTTAAATCTCCTAGTTGATGGACTCTGAAGTCCTACATCTATTTAGCTAAGTAATAAAAAAATAGCATTCTTGGTATAAATTTATGAGTTATTTTGACGATTATTTCTGGTAAAATCAAATCTATTAACAAACTTAGTGATGCCACCGGGCGTAGCAACTACCCATCCCTCTTGTCCGGGATTCTGTCTATCTAATTGTTGTAGTAAATCCATTTTAATTTCATGAATTAAAGTGAACGCTGCAAAAGCGGAGCTTATGCCATCCATATTAGATCGTGGACTTTGTAAGTATTCAACTATATTTCTATATTTTCGTGGAGTAACATTATCTTTTAACCAGCCACCAAATCCAGGGATTAATGTGTCAACGTCAAAATTAGATTCAATACCATCATTGACTACACTATTGATGTAATCTATACATAATCTAGGAAAATCACTTATTTGTAATTGCCTAAGTTCAGCTGGATTAAACAATGCGTCTATTGCTTCGCCATGATCCTTCAATAAACTTTTTAGTTCTTTGATTAAACTTGAATCGCTTGGTCTAATGTTTTCTTTTGGCTTAATAGGCTCTATTAATAACAAACCCTTTACTGACTTAAGTTTTATATTACTAATAGGTTGCTTTTCAGCACGATGTTCTTTGTAGTATGTGTGAATAGCAATACCCACTTGACTGTTAGAAATTTCTTCTCCTAGCTTAGAAGTAGCAGGAATCTTATATTCTATAGTATTTGGTTTAAAAACTAACGCTCCTGCTTCTTCACGTGGAGTATTGGAATACAGTAAGTCGCCTTGCACGTATCCTTTAAAGTTTTGTGGCATAGCTTTTTCTAATAAGGGCCATAAAGTGTCGTACACGGGCGAGAGTTCCTGTGTCCGATTAGCAGACTTTCCTACGGTACTTGATTTAGCATCACGTTCTGCTAATTGATCTGCTATATCAGCTGAACTTTTGAATAATCCGTTGTATCCTGTAGCATTAAATCCACTAACATCGGTAAGAACAAATGCTCCGTCTGGATCTCTTCCAAACACAATTGCTGGCTTGCCATCCCACTTCACAGTAGTACTATTTGGTGTATCATCACGTAGGTGTTGTATGTGACGCACAGCATCTTTGATGCCGGCAGTGCCATTACGGAAAACTAAATCTTCAATATGATCAATGCCCTTTGCTCTGCCACCTTTAATGTTAACTTCATCTGATTCAATTAGCTTTAGCATACCCTGGTTAACTATGCGATCACGTAACCTAGATAAAAAGTTTATGTCTGATTCATTGTGAGTTTCATTAGGCTTTACAAAGCTAAAATCAGTTTGTACATATCCATTAGCCGGATTACCATTGATTGGAGTTCTAAAATAAATTTTTGATCCTGAGTTTTTTACGTACTCTCGTGACTTAATTTCATGACTATTACACCATTGCGTTAGTTCAGCCATTAGTTGATCAGGAGATATTTTACTAGAATCTACAGTTAGTTCTAGTTTTCCTAAACTATGTTCATCAGCATTAGCCAAATTATTGATTAAATCTAGATCTACCATGTGCTCAAGCCAGCCTAATGTTGTTTTAACATCTGTCTGATTGATACGTTGAGTATTTGATTGACCGTCTCCATTCTTAAATATCATATCAATAACCTTGTCCCGATTTTTTAATCGCACTTATTAACTCATTGGGAGTGAAAGTTGTATTTTTTAATGCTTGTGTTAATTTTTTCGTAGCTTCTTGATTGACGCCGTATTGATCTAAACTACGAGCTAAAGTTTCTACTCGTTGATAGTCTGCGCTATTTGGAAATTGATTATCTGGTTGCGAATTGCTAGCTTGCGGTGTACCTGTTCTTGGTTCTAATGTTGCAATAAAATTATTTGCTAGTTGAACATATTTGTCAAATGCTGATGATAGTGTAGTTGGATTATTTTTGGCAGCAACTAGATTATTAAATGCTTTATTTAAAGTTGTTTTTGCGCTAGGATCTTGTTTAATTTGATTTAATTCAGGAATACGTGAATTAATCCACGCTGGAAAATCTCGTTGAATATCTTTCACTTCATTTAACATAGTTGAGTTTACGGACTCTGGAGTTGGACGAGGCATAGGTCCCACAAAATCCCTAATAAATTCTGATCGAAGACGTTTAGTTCTTACCTGCTGCTGAAATTTGGTATCATGTCTACCTCTTGTTCCAGCTGTGCCGGCTGCTATATTCTTAGGAGTATCAGCGGCAGACAGCGGAAGATTGTGTGGATTGACTTTAAATCCTTTTTTAGCTAAGGCAGCTGCAGATTGTTGTGCGGATTTATTTATTTCATCCTGGTTTTTGTTCCAATACTTATCCTGAGCTTTATTTACAGACTTGTCATCTAGACCAACAGCACTTTTAATGCTATCAAGAATGCCCTCATCAGTACGCCGAGGTTTTTTAGTTAATTCATGAATTTGCATCTGTTTTCCTTACACTACGAGTAAATTTAGCCGGATCTCGTAATTTTATAGCATTTATTAACTTACGGGTAAGATTTTCTGCTTGCTCTGGTGTGTATGTTTCATCAATTTGCTCTAACAAGCGAATTGCCGATGAAATTAGATTATTGGCACGATTTTCAATTATATGTCGTTGATCACGTTCAACGTACATAGAATCTAATTCTTCTAAGAGAGATTTTGTTTTCTTTTGCATTAGTCTAAGCCTTTTTATTATTTATTGCAATTTCAAATATAAAGTTGTAAACTAATTGCCTTTAATTTGTGCTAACATTGATTTTAGCTTGTTACTTTGTATTTCTGCTGTAATTTTACTAACTTCTCCTGTTTCTGGATCTATATTTTCGGTACTAACTACCTTGCTTTGTGTTTTAATACTATCATACACAGTTGGACGCTTAAATGAGCTTACTGGTGATGATTCTTCTGGCAAATCAGTGATTCTCATCGTTTCTACATTATACTCTAACTCTACTGTTTGACCGTTTCCTGTACTTGTACGAGTTTTCATACACTGAATTTGATATCTTCCACGTTCTTTTAATGCCCGGCTCGTAAAAATACCAAATACGTTATCTGCTGTGTTAATTTTACTAATACCACCAGAAATATGACTATGATCAAATGCTACTTCTTCTACTGCTGAACGATTTAACTGACTGGCAGTTACAAATAATATGTTAAGTTCTTTAGCTAAGTTACGTAATTCTTCTGAAACATACTTATCCTTCACGAATAAATCATTAGGACTAACTTTAGCTGACACAGGCATTAACAAATCTAGATAATCAACCATCACAAAGTCAATTTTAATACCAGTTTGCACTTGAACTTCTTTCAAATATGCCCTGATATCATTGACATTACTCTGTGCTGGTAGTCCCTTAACACGATATTGACCTGCTTTTTTACCAAACATTTTAACTTTTAGCTCTGACGTATCCATATCTTTTCTAATGTCTTTTGTTGACATACTAGATAACATAGCATCAGTCCTTAAACCTACTAATTCTTCACTAAGTTCTAGACTGATATAAGCGCCACTTAATCCTTGCTCTAGCCAACTAATAGCTATGTTCATCATGACAAGTGACTTACCTGAGCCTGATCCACCTGCAAAAATATTCAATTCGCCACGACTAAATCCGCCGTATAACACTTTATCTAAGCTAGGCCAGCCTGTGCTTACCTGACCGCCACTATTAAAATATTTGTCATTTCTATCTTTAGGACTAGCAAAGTAATCAGTTCCCATGTCTTTTTGTAAACTGATCTGCACAGCATCTTTGATCAATTTTTCAACAGGACCAAAGTCACCTTTCTCTAATAAGTCAGCTGACTTAAGAATAGCACGTTCTAGTTCTTGGCGTTGAGTAAACTTCTCAAACTCCTCCATGAACCAACCCAGACTTCCCTCAGGTAAGTCAGTTATTTCATTTAATTTTATACCAGTTGTCGCATATATTTGCGGCAAAATAGGTATAGAACTATGATCCTGGAAATGAGTTTTAATAAACTCAGCCGCAGGCCTAATGCTGCGATCAAAGTTTTCTGGATTGTAAATATTTTGCACACGAACAAAAGACTCAGCATCCTGTAACATCATTTCTAAGAATAATCTTTGTACTTCAATTCCGTAATCGTTTAACAAGCTGTTGCTTCCTTATTTCAATTTTAATCTTGCTAGTTTCTTTGGCTTGTAATATAGTTAGCATTGTTGCTACTTTGCCTAATTTACACACAGCATCATTTACATCTTTAATGCCTTCTGGCCAAACGGGAATACTAACTGCCCATCTTAATTCTACAGCGCGGTCTATTAATTTTATGCCAGCTTTGTCTTGATCTGGTACTACTATTATTTCTTTACCTATATTTCTTATTAGTCTAGCTTGTCCATCGTTCACTGTATTGTGCATTAGCGCCAGGCCATCAATACTTAGTGCGTCAAATATACCCTCAGTTACTATTACATATTGCCAATCGTGCTTTTGTAAATCAGTTCCAAATACATACCCAGGCTGAAAATCATTGAGCCATACTGGCTGTTTGCCATCTAAAAATCTTGTTGTATTACCAACTATAACATTATCATATGTAAATGGAATCAAAATGTGTGGTCTAGTCCAATGTACTCCATCTGATGTCCTAATCATATAGGGATAGTCAGTGGGAGCATTGCGTGATAGCACATAAGCAAACTGCATAGCATGATCATCTTCGTCTAGTAAAATAGAGTTTTTTGGAAGTGGAAATTCCTTAAATCGTACTCCTGCTAATTGATCTGCTACCTGCCGTTTTTCACGATCATATATCATGCCTTCCATTGAGCGATGCCGCATACTTTCTAAATTAATACGCTCAATTTCTTCTTGAGGCACATTAAGCCATGTTAGTAAATTACGAGCTTTTATACTAAGGTTGCGACCTAGTATAAAACTAGCGGTATAGCCACAGTTAAAACAATGATAGCTCCATCCATCATTGTTTGATTTAACTCCTCCACGATATCTTGTATCTTGAGTTTCACCATTGTGTAAGCAACACACTGCGTTCATCATAATCCAACCAGAGCTGGTCGGTTTTCTATCTGATGGTAGGAATGAGAATATGTCAATCATGCTATAGTATAGCAAATTGTATTATGCTAAATCAACTTTAATGGTAAATTTATCTATATAAAATATTAGTTGCATATCCAGTTGATATGACCGGAAATGCGCCCTGACTCGCGGGCGGGACAGGATATGCAGCAGGGTTAATTCCACCAGCTGGAATAGGCCAATAGCCTGCGCCGCCGTTTAGAATATTAAATCCTGTGACAACACCATATTCATTTATTATTGATTCTACTACAGCACCAGATCCATTACCTAAAATATCAACCTTGGGTGGTGCCAAATATCCAGCTCCGCCGTTTTGCACATTCATTCCTGTTAATACTCCATCCGTACAAATAGCATATGCTGATGCAGGATAGCCAGGAGGATTAGGAGTA